CTACGAAACTGGCTTGCTGGATACGGCGTACGGCTTGATGCTCACTTTACAGGCAAGAACAAATGGGACACATCTTTCGGCGTTGCCTCAATGTCGAACCTCTTTGGCACGGTACGTGATGAGAAGTTTCAAAAGAATAACATTCTAGAATTACCTTCATCTGAAGGTTCTGAAGGTATCAAAGCCTTAACTCAGCAACTACTAACGTGGAAGCCTGAGACTAGAGGCAAGACGGATACCGTTATGGCTTTATGGTTTGCCATTATTCGCATACGCGAACTGATGCAGACTAATAGTCGAACCACACAATACGCAACAAACCGCTGGGCAACACGTGCCCAGATGGAACGCAGAGGCGCAGTTAATCTCGATGAGATGTTTGCTGAGCAATGGCACGATAACTATGGGTAAGGAAAAAATAAATGGCAAAATCAGCAGATGAAGCAAGAGCAAAAGCAAACGCTCGTGGTCTTAAAGCCGCTCAAGCACCATTATCTAAAGGAAACCAAAAACTTGTAAATCAAATTAAAGGTTTAGCGGGTTACATTGCTTATGACAGGAGACCAACACCTGCTACAGTTAAAGCCGAAATAATGAAAAATGGTAAACCTGATGGTATGAAAGGTGCAATGGCTGCTGCTAAAAAAATTGCCATGTCTGAAACACGTAGTAATAGTGCTCCTAAAAAAATTAGTCCAGCACAAACAGCATTAAATGCAAAGATTCGCAGTGGTGCTGGTATTACTGGCACAGGTGGAGCCAATGTTGGTAAAGTATATAAGCCAATAGGTGGCGGCATGGGAATATTTGGATTACCAAAAAATAAATAATTTTTTTTAAAACTACGTTAGGACAATAATGGCATTATCAATTGAACAGGTTGCAGCAAGAGTCGACTCTCTACGCTATCGTAGCCATGAACGCGATGCTCGCAACCTTGATGTCCTTGCTGTACGCCAAGGAAAGATTAGCGAAGTATATCCTCAGTTTTTCCCAGATGGTATTGACCAAAACGTAGTTGCTAACTTTGTTGATATTGTTGCACGTGACTTAGCAGAAGTTATGGCACCACTTCCAGCGGTAAACTGTTCAGCAGTTAATAAGACCAATGACCGAGCACGTGTCTTTGCAGACAACCGTACTCGTATTGCTAATAATTATTTCTTGCATTCAGACCTGCAAGTACAAATGTACAATGGCGCAGACATGTACATCACATATGGATTCCTCCCGTTCATCATTGAACTGGATGAAGAAGCAAACCTGCCTCGCATCAGAGTAGAAAACCCGATAGGTTCCTATCCAGAGTTTGACCGCTACGGACGCTGTGTGGCATTTGCTAAACGATACACAATGACACTAGGCGAACTCGTCACGCAATTTCCTGAATACGATAGGGAACTACTTGGTGGCATGGGCTACAAGCAGGACCTTAATGCTCAGATTGAGATGATTCGTTATTACGATAAAGAGCAATCAGTTATTTATTTACCTACCAAAGATAACTTAATTCTTTCAAAGGCTAATAATTTACTTGGTAAAATGAATGTTGTTATTGCACGCCGTCCATCACCTGATAATGAATTGCGTGGACAGTTTGATGATGTACTAGGTATTCAATTGCTACGCAATCGCTTTGCATTGCTTGCTATGGAAGCAGCAGAGAAATCTGTACAGGCTCCAATTGTACTTCCTCAAGATGTTCAAGAACTTCAACTTGGTGGAGATGCTGTTATTCGTACGGCTAACCCAGCAGGTGTACGCCGTGTAGAACTTACAATTCCACAAGGTGCATTTACTGAACAGCAATTGCTTAACGAAGAACTACGAGTTGGTGCTCGCTATCCTGAGTCTCGTACTGGAAATATCAATGCAAGCGTTGTCACTGGACAGGGTGTACAAGCATTACTAGGAGCATTTGATACACAGATTAAATCTGCTCAAGCAATTTTCTCAGCAGCACTACGTGATGTTATTCAGTTGTGCTTTGAGACAGATGAGTCAGTCTTTAATGTTGAGAAAACTATTCGCGGTGTAGATGCTGGTTCACCTTATGAAGTGAAGTATCTACCTAGCAAGGACATAAAGAAAGATTATTCTGCAGATGTAAGATATGGTATGCTGGCTGGATTAAATCCAGCACAGGGTCTTATCTTTATGTTGCAGGCACTTGGAGGGGGACTTATCTCCAAGGACATGGCTATGCGTGAACTACCATTTGGCGTCAACGTTACTCTTGAACAAGAGAAAATTGAAATTGAAAAGATGCGAGACGCATTGGTTAGTTCGTTAGCAGGCATGACACAAGCAATTCCTCAAATGGTGATGCAGGGACAAAATCCTTCTGAGTTAGTACGTAAGATTGCTGAAACAATCCGTGCACGTAAGAGTGGAAAAAATATCGAAGACATCATTGAAGAAGTGTTTGAACCCGAGAATCCTCCTGCTGGAGCGGAACAACAGTCTGAATTGCCTGTCCCCGCAACTCCTGATACTGCTTCAGCAGGAGGCGCTCCAGTACCACAGGGAAGACCAGACTTACAATCAATTCTTAGCACTATGACTGGTGAAGGTCAATCACGTAGTGCAGTACGCACAACTAGAGAACGAGCAGTTTAAGGAGTAATTATGGCAACGCCTCGCAAGAGAACTACAAAAGTTAAAACAGTTGCTGATGAAAATTACTCTAAGTTAGACCAGTATGCAATTGAGTTGCATGAGTTTTATAAATCATTACGCAGAGCAGGATTTAGCGTAGATAATGCTTTGTATATTCTTTCTGCAAAACAAGCCTATCCTGAGTGGATGCAAGATTTAACACCTGATGATATTAGAAAACACATTGAAGAGGAGGACGAAGAATGACAACTGCACCAGAAGGTCGTGGTGGTTACCGTCAACCTAGCAATCCAGCACCTGTATCAGGTCCTGGAATGTTATCTCAACGTACTGATGGCGGAGCAACAGAAGGTATGACACAGCCACAACAGCAGTACACAGGTTTTGCTTATGGAGAAAATAGTGCACTTGCTGAGCAACAAAGCGGAGCATCACTTGCTGGTACAGGTTTTCCTGATTTTAAGTTTACTCCATTAAACGCTCCAACAGAGCGTCCTAACCAACCAGTAACTGCTGGTATTGATTTAGGAGAAGGTGGCGGTTCTGAGTTAATGCGTGACTTGCCTAACTATGCTCCATCGCTGACTGATACATTGAAGCGTCTTGCACAATATGACCCATCAGGTGATGCAGAATTAATTTATAGACAACTACTTGATAACGGATACTAATGGCTCAGTATATTAAATCTGTTGTTGCTGAAGTTTCACCTAACCTTTATGCTGCTGCTCAATCTGCAGGTTTAACTGGTGTAGAAAAAAATCAAGTAGAGCAGATGAGTTATACAATTAAGAAGCACCGTCAACTTGCCAAACTTGGCACAGATGGTGCACGTAAAGAGTATGACCGTCTTGACCCTGCAATTCAAGACCAGTTAAAGTTTATGTTTAAAGATGCTGAGTACATGCAAGAACCGCCAGATGCAACAGACCGTGTTATGGGTGTTGTTAAGGGTGCTATAAAAGTAGCGGCTTCACCGCTTATTGGTTTGTTTAAACTGGGTGGACAGTACAACCGTTTAATTAATCAGCCTTATAAAGTTGCGCGACAGGTTGCACAAGGCGAAGACTTGTTTTCTGCTAAAACATGGACAGATGCGTGGGATGGCAAGAACCAGTATGACCAAGGTGCATTGACCGAGGCTACAAATTACTTTGGTAAGTTTGATGTATTAGTTGCAAGAGGATTACTAGAAGGTAAGACTCCTGGTGAAATCGTTCAAGATTATGGCAAAGTAGACCCTGAACTACTTAACTCAATTAAAAAAGCATATGATGACCCTGATGCTTTTGAGCAAATACTAGATGGTGTTAAGTATGCACAAATTTCTCCTGGACGAGATATTGCTCGCATGCTTGACCGCAAGCCACCATCAAAAAGTGTTAGTGGCACAACCAAAAATGTATCTGGTGTTATTGATTTTATTTATCAAATTGCAGTAGACCCGCTTACTTGGATGACAGGTGGACTAAGCAAGGGTGTTACTAAGGGTGAGCGTATTGCTAACTCACTTACTGAGGCAATTAATAATGGCGTTCCAATTGAAAAGGCTGTTGAAACTACATTTAAAAATCCAATAGTATTTAATTTGTGGCAAGATGGTGTTGGTCCTGCAATTAAAAAAGTTGCTGATGCTACTAACCCAGGTGAAAAGTCACTTGCTATTGATAACATTGCAAAAAACTTTCCAGGCTACAACGACCCTAGAGCAATTAAAGTACTTAGCGAAGCAAAGGTATTTGATGCTGCTTCTGCTCAGGGATTTTTTGAAAATGCAGGTAATCTAAATCTACTACTTGCTGGTCGTGTTGATGGCGTAACCTATATGCGCAATGGCGTTGCAGTTGCACGTCAGAATCGTTTGATGTCTGATGCTATTACACGTTCACTTGATAGTGTATTTAACAAT